CGCAATGAAAGAGAATATAAGTATACGGATCCTATCGGTGGGAAATGCTACGTTCAGCGAGGCTTCAAGTACAAGGCTCAGACGAAGAAAGGTGACTGCGGCGCAGTACTTGTCGGATTCAATACTCGGTTAGTCAACAAGATGCTTGGCATCCATGTGGCTGGTAACACCCAATGCGGAGAAGGTTTCTCCGTGGTCATTACCCACGAACAGATTGAAGCGGCAATACTCGCAGCACGATCCCAATTTATCGAAGCTGGAATACAAGGTCTCCCTATTCCCAGTGTAGTTTCAACGCGTCAAGAGGACGCCTGCAAACTGAGATGTTTTCCATCAGGACACTTCTCCATTTTTGGTATTATGCCAAATACGTTGTCGCCGTCGCAACCTCATAAGACGGCACTCCGTGAATCAGAAATCTACGGAGTTTTTCCCAACACCAAATTCCCATCGGCTTTGAGACCCGTTCACGGAGTTTCGCCGCTCGTAAATGGCGTCAATAAGTATGCGGATCCCACTGGGTTCATAACTGAATCAGAGTGCGATGCGCTACTTCTTGACCTCACTAACGAGTGTGCGAAACTTCCGTCGACTATCCCAAAGCGTTTACTTGCGTACGACGAGGCAGTGTTTGGCATTCCAGCCACGCACACCAACGCCATCAACTTCAAGTCTTCTCCTGGTTGGCCGTGGCAATGTACCAGCGTTGAAGGAGGTAAGAGGTACCTCTTCGACGTTGATAACAGAACCATTGTAGACAAGGAGTTTCTGAAAGTCTTGAGTGCGCGAGAAGAACAAGCCCAACAAGGGTGCCGCGTTCCTTCAGTGTGGAGGGATTGTCTCAAGGACGAATTAAGGGATGAGCAGAAAGTGAAGGAGTGTAACTCCCGAATCTTTACTGTTTGTCCTGTGGACTACTTAGTACTTACTCGTAGGTACTTTGGTAGTTTCACAGATGCCTTTCATTCGTCCTGGAAACAATCGTTCCATGCCGTCGGGATTAACACCCTGGGCTCCGATTGGTCAGACTTGTACCGGTCTTTAACTGAGTACGGCGATCGAGGTTTCGCCGGGGACTTTAAGAAGTTTGATTCTAAAATGCTCCCCCAACTCATCATGAATTGCGTTAAAGCGATTAACGAATGGTATGATGATGGTCCTGAGAATGCGCTAGTGAGGTACACTCTCATCGACGAGGTTATCCACACAGTCCAATTGGTCGAAAACTGTGTGTACGCCACCCACCAAGGGAATCCGTCAGGAAACCCACTCACTACGGTCATTAACTCCATGGTGAATCGTCAGTATGTCCTTTATGCTTGGCGCCAGATTATGAAGAAAACAGGAAACTTCAAGTTCCTGAACTCCTTCAATGATGGCGTAAAGCTGCGAGTATATGGTGACGATAACATCATGGTTGTTAAACCGGACTTTCAAGAGCTGTTCAATTTAGCCAGTGTTTCTGCGGAACTCAAAGAGATAAACATTGACTACATTGACGCACTAAAGACTGGAGATCTTGTTCCAATCCGACACATCTCAGATCTCACCTTTCTTAAGTGCTCGTTCACGAAGAGTCCATTTTGCCCTGGATGGTTGGCAACGATCGACAAACAAACCATCCACCAACTTCTCAATTGGGTTAGAGAAGATGGTTCAGAACAACTCCTCGACAACTGCGAAAATGCCCTCGAGTTCGCTTTTCGTTGGGGACAAGACTATTATGAGTCTGTTCAATCTCGCGTCTTTGACGCGCTGAGAGAGCAGGGCATCATACTTGAAAGGGTCTTGTACGATGATCGTGTGCTTCGGTACATGAACATGGAATGTTAGTTCTGTCATACTTTCAAGCGTCCGGAGATCCAGCTCCGATGCCCACGTTTTCTTTTTCGTGGAAGGGTTCAACTGTACTTAACCGTATGAGCGAACTTGTGAGGAACATCTATGAACCCGATAGATAGTTCCT